TAATACGTTGTCAACTGCTGCGGACTTAAACGAAACTTCATTAGAGCAAGCAATGATTGACATTGCAGCGCTTACTGATGAAAGAGGTTTAAAGATCGCTGCGAAAGCTGTGAAGATGATCATCCCATCTGCTCTTCAGTTTACTGCAGACAGATTAATGAACTCTGCACAAAGAGTTGGAACTGCTGATAATGATATCAACGCATTAAGAAACATGGGAATGGTCCCAGGTGGATACACAGTTAACCACTATTTAACTGATACAGATGCGTTCTACATCACTACAGACGTACCAAACGGAATGAAGCATATGGAAAGAGCTCCATTGACTACAAAAATGGAAGGCGACTTCGATACTGGCAATGTTAGATACAAAGCTAGAGAAAGATACGTATTTGGCGTATCTGATCCTAGAGGAATCTACGCATCACCAGGTGCTTAATAGATAATTTTGTGGCGGGACACAGTTCCGCCACAATCAACAAATAGAAAGGAAAAATGCACCCTAAAAAATTCAGAGTAAAGATCTACGCATATAAACATCATGCAGATTTTATTATAAATAGCATTGATGGCCCATTAGATATTGAAAATTCTATTATTGACAGATTGGGAAAAGGTGATATAAAATGGGAGTATCTTGGAGAAATGAATGATCCCAAGGTAAAACGTATAACCTATGAGGAGGTTATCGATGGAGAACATGATGCAACATCTAAACGACCTTTACACGAAGAAGAGGGGTCTGGATCTCGAATGGGAGCAGGAGCATCTTAAAGAGGGTAGATATACTCTCAATATGGTTAAAATTGACAGAAAAGTCAGAGAAGTAATTAGCCATATAAAACTTGCAGAAGCTAGAAAAGAGCATATGCAAAATAAGATTGAAGGATCTGCACCACAAGTTTCTGTAGCTACTTAATAAAAAGCTACATCGTTGGAAAAAATCCACTCCACATTACAGGCTCTCTTGCGCTCTACTCAAATCTAGTATATAAAATAATCACTATACATTAAAGTTTACATAGACGAGTATAGTCGACGGCCTAAAGACTATGTAAACGTAATTAGGAGGATAATACTATGGCAAATACTACGTTCACAGGACCGGTACGATCGGAGAACGGTTTTAAAACAATCGCTAAAAGTTCGACTACTGGTGCTATAACAAACGAGATGACTTTTTCTCAGTACACTGCAACAGTAACTGTTGCTGATGGTGCTACTACAGGAAAAGAATCATCAATCGGAATACCTTCTAACTTCATACCTATGGGTGTAGCAGTAACTATAACAACTGCAGCTACTAACTCTGTTACTTTGAATGACATTGGAACAGATGCAGACACTGATGGTTTCGTAGACGGAATCTCACCTAATGTGGCGTCCACAGGTTTTAAAGGATTTTTTCCTTGCAATGGAGTTTTAGGAATGTCTGGTGGAACTACAACTGCAGCAACTGCAACAGCAGATGAAGTAGAAGTAGTTGTAAGTGGTGATCCAGGAGCAACTGGTGTAACAATGGTTTTAAAATTCATTGGTGTAGCTAGTTCTTCAGACGCTAGTTAATAATTAATTTAATGTGGGGCTTTGGCCCCACATAAATTTAGGAGAATATAAAATTATGAAAAGTGATGTAAAATCAATTAGAGTTACAGCCACGGGAGCAGTCTTTGCTGGAAGAACTAGACTTAGAGGAATTATATTAGCGTCTGATGCAGGTGGTGCAGGCACTATAATTCTTCAAGACAATACAGACAGCACAACTTTGTTTCAAGCTGATGTCCCTAATGGAGATGTTTTTTCAATGAACATTCCTGAAGATGGAATTTTATTTCCAGGTGGAATGAAGGTTTCTACTATTACAAATATAGATGCAGCTACTTTATTGATTGATAAGTAGGAGGTTAAATGGCTAACACTACCTCGGGTACAGCAACTTTTGAAAAAGGTTTTTCTATTTCTGATATCGTTGAAGAGGCGTATGAGAGATTAGGGATACAGGGTGTTTCTGGTTATCAATTAAAATCTGCAAGAAGATCTTTAAATATATTATTCCAAGAATGGGCTAATAGAGGTTTACATTATTGGGAAGTTGCAAATAATAATATTACATTAGTTGCAGATCAAGCAGAATACACAATGTTTAGGTCAACAGCAGATGGCACTTCAAGCACAACTGCAGTGTATGGTGTTGATGATGTATTAGAGGCATCTTACAGAAATTCTAATGTAGATACACCTCTTACAAAAATTAATAGATCACAGTATCAAGCATTATCAAACAAGACTTCTACAGGAACGCCTTCACAGTATTTTGTTCAAAGATTCATAGATAAAATTACAATAACTTTATATTTAACACCTGGATCATCAGAAGCAGGTAAATTTTTAAATTATTATTATGTAAAAAGAATTCAAGATGCAGGTGATTATACTAACGATGCAGATGTACCATATAGATTTGTACCATGCATGACTGCAGGTTTAGCTTATTATCTTGCAATTAAAAATGCACCAGACAGAGTTCAAATGCTAAAGATGTTATATGAAGATGAATTACAAAGAGCGTTAGCTGAAGATGGTTCTTCATCTAGTACTTATATTAGTCCCAAAGTTTATTATCCGGAGTCATAATGTCAAATTTATCATCAGGAAAATACGCAAAATTTATATCTGATAGATCAGGACAAGAGTTTCCATACTCTGAAATGGTCATAGAATGGAATGGGGCCCGTGTTCATACTTCTGAATTTGAAAAAAAACATCCACAATTAGAACCAAAACCACATTCAGCAGATCCACAAGGTTTATTAAATGCAAGACCTGATCGAACAGAACCTGCTGTTGCGAGAATATTAACTTTAAATCCTTTAAAAATTACAAACGGCTCTACCACAGTAACTGTATTTGAAGAAAACCATGGAAGATCTACAAGCGATACTGTTAGATTTAGAGATGGTGAGGGTAGTTTTGGAATTACAAGCGCAGATATAAACAAATCTGCTGGATTTACAATTACTAAAGTTGATGCTAATAATTATACATTTGTAGCTGCAGGAACTGCAACTGCTAGTACAAACATAGGAGGAGGAAGTATATCGGCTGGTCCGGTTACACTATCACCATAATGGCATACACACTTACAAATTTACAAGACGATATTAGAAATTATACAGAGGTAGATAGTGGGGTTTTATCTACAGCTGTTTTAAACACTATAATTAAAAATGCAGAAAACAGAATATATAGAGAAGTAGATACAGATGATAATAGATTTTATGCTACATCTAATCTAGTTTCTGGTAATAGATACGTAACTATTCCATCTGATCTAAGATTTATTAGATATGTTCAATTAAAAGATGGTTCTGGAAATCAAGTATTTTTAGATAAAAGAGATACTAGTTTTATGGCTGAATATTACAACACACCTGGAACAGCTTCAGGACTCCCTAAATATTATGGTAATTGGGACGCTAATTTTTGGGTTGTTGCACCTACACCAAACTCTACTTTTGAAATTACTTTGGCTTACACTAAACAACCAATAAGTATTACCAATACAACACAGCCCACAGCGGCTCCGGCAGCCACTGCTGGAACCTTTGTATCTAATAAATATCAAGATTTACTTTTGTACGCATGTTTGGTAGAAGCATATGGATACTTGAAAGGTCCTGTAGATATGCTACAATACTATGAACAGTCTTATCAAAGGGCTGCAAAATCGTATTCTATCGAACAAGAAGGTAGAAGACGTAGAGATGAATGGCAAGATGGCGCTATTCGTGCTCAGATTAAATCGCCATCACCGTAAATAAGGAGATAATATATTATGGCAAATGTAGTACCGTTTTCTTTTAAAGGCGAATTGATGTCAGGGACGCATAACTTTGCGAATGGCGGAGATGCTTTTAAATTAGCATTGTACACATCTAATCCTTACGACACATCTAGCACAGTTGCTTTAACCACTAATGAAGTTTCTTCTGCAGGTAGTTCAAACTATGCTAGAAAAGCTTTAACTAGTCAGGCTGTTGTAGCTACAACTGCAACTACATCTGTAGACTTTGCAGATGTAACGTGGTCAAGTGCAACTTTCTCTGCAGCTTTTGCAGCGATATACAATGACGATAAATCTGATAAGTTGTGTGTAGTTTTAGATTTTGGTGGAACGAAGACAGCAACAAATGGTGATTTCACTATTTCGTTTCCTGATCCTTCTACTGCTAGTAATGCAATAATTAGTTTAACATCATCGTAGGATTTTAAATGGCGTTTAAATTAAATGATAGGGTAAAAGAATCCAGTGCAACAACTGGAACAGGCACGTTTACACTTGGTGGAGCAGTTTCAGGTTTTGAATCTTTTTCTGCTGGTATCGGTGGAAGCAACACTACTTATTACTGTATCTTTGAAACAGGAACAAATAACTTTGAAGTTGGTTTTGGAACTTTAAATTCAGGAGCAAGCACACTTGCTAGAACTTACGTTATCTCCAGTTCTAATAGTGATGCAAAAGTAAACTTTGCAGGTGCAACAGAAGTATTCTGTACAGTGCCTGGTGCAAAGATAGGTTTACCTACACCAGAAGAGTATGGTTCATCATCAGCGCCAAAAGTTATTACAGTTACAGTTGCAGATAAATCTGGACTTCATCCATATCAAAGCGCTGGAGGAGCATCTACTTTAGCATATTATTTTGATGGATTAGAATCTCCAGCAATAACTTTATCTGGAGCAGATTCATCATATCCATATTATTATAGATTTGACCAATCTAATTCTACTAACTCAAGTCACCCTTTAAGATTTTATTTAGAAGCAGATAAGTCCACAGCGTATACAACTAATGTAACTACAAATGGAACTCCAGGTAGTTCTGGTGCATATACACAAATCGCTGTAGATGCAAATACACCAAACATTTTATATTATCAATGTTCGTCTCACGCTTACATGGGTAATTTTGTTAATGTTGTATCTAATAGAGTAAATGGTGATTTAACTGTTGGATCTAAATTAAAAATGCCAACAAACACAGCTAACAAAATTTTAGTAGCTGATGGCACGTCATTTGAAGAAGTTGATATATCTGGAGATGCAACTATTGCATCTGGCGGAGCTTTAACACTAGCTGACTCTGGTGTAACTGCAGCTAG